TACGTTCGCGGATGCGATGATTCTCTGGGAGCTGAACTCGCTGAACAACGGCCTTCGAGCAGTTCAGGAGCTGCTGGAGAAAGCGGAATGACAAGCGACGCGAAGTCGATCCTTCGGAAGATGGAGGAACTGCTTGCGCAGAGATACGTCAGACGCATCACGCGAAAAGACTTTCTCGTCGAATGGAAGGCACTTCGAGACGCGCTTGCACTCACGCCAGAATACCAGGCATTCCGCCTTGCGGTCATTGCTAGAGACGGCGGATGCTGCACAAAGTGTGGCGCAGCTACTCGGACTGTTGACCATATCCGCCGTGTTGCTCGTGCACCTCGTGAGGCTTTACAGGTGAGCAATGGCCGGCTGCGCTGTGAGAACTGCCATGCGGAGCGGCATGCTTGCCTGAGGAAAAGCGCATGACAGCTCCATACATCCCCGCTCGTCCAGGTTTGGACAAGCCGCCGGATACGATGGCTGTGCGCGATTCGCTAGTAACAGCAGCCGCGAAGCGCTTTGGCGTGCCGGTGCATCTTGCTCTTGCAGTTGCGCGAGTTGAAAACACCCGCGGGATTCCAGCTGCTCGCGGAAAGGCGGGGGAAGTTGGACTTATGCAGATCATGCCCGGCGCTCATGGTCTTGACGCGAAAGCGCTCGAAAACCCGGAGACGAACGTCAACTTCGGCGTCCGGCTTCTGCGCGGACTCTTCGAGAGGCATGGCTCTTGGGAGACGGCTCTTCGTGGGTACAATGGAGCGTTGCAGAACCCCGTTGCTGGTGATGCTTACGTAAACAAGGTTCGAGCGCAGCTTAGCGCGCAGATAGGGAAGACATCTACACCAATTTCTTCTCGCGACCGTGACATGCGAGATAAGCTGGCTCTTGCCAGGCATGTTCTAGCGGATTCGCGCTTCACTGACGCTGACCGACAGAGGATTCTGAGGGATTTCTATGCCGCTCAAAAAAGGTAGCTCGAAAGAGACGGTCAGCGAGAACATTCGCGAGTTTCACAAAGGGAAGACGTACGCTCATACACGGAGCGAGTTTGGGAAGGATCGTGCTAACGCACAGGCGGTTGCTATCGCCTTAAAAGAAGCAGGCAAATCCCGAAGGGGGAAGAAATGAATAAGAACTTCTGGAGCTGGATGGCTGCTGGAGTCGGTAGTTTGGTTCTGTCCATCGCGAACTACCTGACATCCGGTCAGTCGATTAGCGCAAAGTCTGTCGGGCTTTTCATCGGTGGGGCAGTGCTTCTTCGCGCAGCGAACTGGGTCATCGCGAATGTCGGGCCTCACTCCGAAATCTGAGCTCAGCGTCGAGGAGCCCTACTTCGTAGTTGAAGCATGGGCTCTCTCGAACGCTTCTGCGCAGTTCGTCCCTCAGGCAACTGAGGAGGCGAGGGACTACGTCCAGCAGCGGAACTTCAAGTCGAAAGGCGGCTTCTACGTCCACGGCCCGATTGCTTATCGTCGGAAAACCAGTTCCGAATCTCACCACGCGCTCGGGTCGCCTAAATGACAGCACCTTACGATAGCGCTGGCGATAACGGAAACTTCGTTTTCCGCGATGCTGAGCTTCCATCTCCTGGACAGAGCGTTGAGCTTGGTGAGCCGGCAGGTACTTCTGCGCCTATGCAGCAGCGGAATGAACTTCCTCCGCCGGTGCTGGAAGTCTCTGAAGAGAAGATGGAACAGTTAAAGATATGGACTCGCCAGTGGATCGAAGACCTAGAAAACGCGCAGCAGGATAAGCAGAAGCAGTGGGACGAGATCGAAACTGCTTACCGTGCTCGGCAGCCAGAAGCTCTCGAGTTTGAGCCTTTCAAGGGCTCTTGCCGAGATGTGATTCCGGCAGTTCGTATGGCCTGCGATCCTGTCCATGCGAGGCTAGATACTGGCATCTTCCGTCAAGATAGCATTATCAGCCTGAAGGCTCTCCGAAAGGATGTAAAAGAGGTAGTTCCTGGACTGTCGAAGTTCATTGACTTCTATCTCAAGAGGTATATCAACTTCCGTCAGATCGCAGCTCCACGTCTGATGGAGTTTGCGAAGCTCGGTACGATGGTGTTTAAGACTATCTATGACCGAGAAGAGCATTCTGTCCTGAAGTATAGCGAAGATAAGACCAAAACAGAGAAATCTGTCGAGGTCCGCTTCGCGGGACCGAAGATTCTCGGCATCAGTCGAGGTGATTGCCTCTTTCCTGCCTCGTATCAGCACCTTCAGGACTGTCCTGTCTTCTTCGAACGTCAGCGGACGACGTATGAGAAGCTGCTTGTCGCGCAAAAAGAGGGCAAACTCGCGAATGTCGAGAAGATTCGTAGTCAGCAGACCACCGGAAATCGCACAACGCTCGAAGAATCGCGAGAAAAGGCAGCGCAGTACTCACTCCGCACGACTTTCGTCAACGAAGTCACTGTTTATGAGGGCTGGTGCGACTACGACATTGACGGTGACGGAGTTCCTGAGCATCTTATTCTCACATTCGAGAAAGATACTCAGACATTCTTACAGCTAAGGCTCAACTGGTATTTCCATCAGCGCAAAGCGTATTCACTAGCGCCATATACTGTCGCCAACGACTCTCTCGACGGCATTGGCGTAGGGGAACGCGCGCTTCCGTTCCAGAAAGCGATCACCAACTGGCAGCGCGAAGCGACAAACAACGCGATGTTGGCAAATATCCGTATGTTCATCGCAAGAAAGGGCTCAGGGATCGAAGAAGTACCGCGTCTCTACACTGGCCGCACGTTCTTTGTTGATGAGCCAACGAAGGATTTCATTCCCTTCGCTGTCGCGGACATCTATCCCTCAACGCTTGTCGAACGGCAGAATCTATTCGGCATGCTGGAGAAAGATACAGGTGTAACTGACTATCTCCAAGGTCGCGAATCGCCTATTATCGGCACGCGAGCAACAGCGACGAGCACGTTGGCACTTATCCAGGAAGGTACTCGCAGAGTCGAGGCAGTTCTTGATAATGCCAGGCAATGCTTCGCAGAAGTCATTCAGAACTGCCTTTCGATCTGGATTCAGTTCGGTACTAACGGGCTTGAGGACATAGTCTTCGAGGATGATGCTGCTGCGGCGCAGATTAAGCAGTTCTTCGCTACAGCTACGCAGGAAAACGTCAATGGCATGTTCGCTATTGGCCTATCGGTGACAGAAGCATCGTCTAACAAGCAAGCACAACAGCAGATGCAGCTGGCGCTTATCCAAGTGATGATGCAGTACCTGGAAAAGCTGCTAGCTGCCGGCCAAGGCGCGTTGCAGGCCATCTCAATGGGCATACCGCAGTACGCTGAGATGGTGAAGGACGTAATGGCCGCTGCGCGAGTCATGTTCCGTGATCTTGCCATTAAGTACGAAGTTCCAGACCCAGATGAGTATCTACCTTCTCTGGAGAAGTATCTCAATGCCCCAGTCTCACCTGCCGCGGGAGCGGCAAGCGGCGCTAGCCCTGAAGGACAGCCTAGTGGAGCTGGGGGAGAGTCCAGCTTACCAGTTCCTAATGGCCCGTATAGAGGACCTACGCCAGGACGACCAGCGACGCCTGGCTCGGGAGTCGGAGCTTCCGTTATTGCTGCGCTTGCAGGGGCGGGTAAGCGCTGAGGAAGCAGTTTTGGAGTTGCGGAAAGACGTTATGAAGGAAATCGACAACACCACGTTCACGGAGGGAGCAAGTGGCTGATACGATCGTAGCACCGCCAGAGGCACAGCCTCTGAGAGTCGACGTAACACTCGACGAGATGGAGCAAGGTGTCAAAGCTGCAGATGCTGCAGACAAGGCGGCAGCTGATGCTGCTGTAGATGAAGCAAAAAGAAAAGCGGCAGGAGCAACTGCTGAAGACCCGAAGGTTGCGGCACTTCGCGAGGCGTTGCGGCTAAGTGAGGAATCGCGGGGTCGGCTGGAGCAGTCGCTAACTGCTGGTCGTGAGGCTCCTCCACCTCCTGCTCCGGTCGAAAAGGAGCTGACGGAGGAAGAGCTCACAGAGTTGCACTCGAAGAATCCGATTGCTGCGATTCAGTACATGCAAGCGAGGGCGGTCAAGACTGTAGAGGAGAACCTGTCTCGACGCCTTATGCCATTAGTGAGTGGCAACGCTTCGACGCTGGAAGACAGCATGAGGCAGAAGTATCCGGACGAGTTCAAGGTCTTTGGGAATGAGATCAAGGATTTCATCTCGAAGGCTCCTGACAAGTCGACGTTCTCCGTCGCGCAGAACTGGGAGGATATGATCTCCTGGATGCGTGGTAGGAACTTCGACAAGATGGTAGAGTATCGAGCGCAGAAGGTGAACTTGAAAGCAACTGAAGACGCGCAGGCAGCGCAAGCTGTAGCTGCCGGCACGCACGTTTCGAGCACTGTTCGCACTCCGCCTCCACCAAAGACGACAGGCTC